AAGAATAGACAAATGGATTAAATCAAGAAACTTAATACCAGGTTTTCAAAAGAGTAATTTAGAAGATAGGATTGATACTCAAAATAGATTAAATAAAACTAATCGTAAAACAAAAGTATTAAAGAAAATGAAGTTTGCCGATGCTGTAAAAGCAATGGACTTTTTAGTAAGACGTAAATTAAAGAATAAAGGTTATCAAGGTAATCAGTTTTTAACTTCGGTATTAGAAGATGGCAGACAAGAGAAATTAGCAACTGATATAAGATTAGCAATGAAAAAAGATATAGAAATAGTTTTAAAGACAAATAGATATGGCGATAACAATACTTAGTAAACCAACGGATGCATTATATTACGGGTATATTCCTTGTTATAATAATCAATGGTTCGTGGCTTACAGTCCACTATACACAAATGCTAACTTTAAATATTACATTGTAGTAACTGATATATTAAGTGGTTATAGTGTAACTGAGAAGTTTTTACCTAATCCAAGTGGCAAGCTTCAATTCGATGCTTCAAAGTTTAGTGAACTACTAATGACTAATTACATTCCAGTTAATGTTTATGGCTTTCAACAAAATACAAGTATTCGTAAGATACGAGTAAACATAGGTGAGATTTACGGTTCTACTTTACCAGGAACTATTTATACAGGAACTAATATTGATTACATTGTTTGGAATGGCAGTTTAGAAATGCTTACGTTTTCGCAATACAACAGTAAAAATTATACTTGGGATTTGAGTACAAATCCTAATCTTAATTATCCTGTATTGTTATCGGACTTAGCAGACGATTACACATTTAATAATAGAAGTAACTTTTTATATTGGATGGTTTTAGAAGGACAAACTGATTTACCTAAAATCTATTTAAGAACTTATAATGCTGCGGGATCTGTTTTAAATACTTATACGATTACAAACGGATATAATTCAACTGGAGCTTATCAAACTAACATGGTATGTATTGATGTCGGTAAGAAGGGCATAGATGGAATTAATGCAAGTTATTTAGTAGGGGTTGAATATTACGATATAATGGCTGAGATAAATTCTAATTTAGCTCCATTTAAAGTTAAAAGATATACAATTAAATGCAGTCCAAGATTTGATGTATTTACACTTCACTACTTATCAACTACAGGAGCTTATGAAACTTTGCATTGTAGCAAGGTATCGGAATTAAACTCAACTAAAACAAGTACAACTTTTAAACGTTCACCTTGGACCAATGTAAGCGATGTAATGACTTTAGATTATTCAGTAGCAGTTGAACAGCCAACTATTGTAAACGTTCAAAATGGACTTAAATTAAATAGCGACTGGGTAACGAAGGCAGAATTATTAAAGTATAAAGATTTATTTAGTTCGCCCGATGTTAAATTAGATTTGGGAACTGCTCAAGGTTATGCATCAGTAAAGGTAACTAATGGAACTTATGTATCTAAGAATAACGATAAGCTAAGAAACTTAACTTTTGATTTATTATTTACTCACGCTAACCAAAGACAAAAAGGATAATGAACGATATTAAGATTTTATTATATACGCAAGATGCAACTCCTATTGAATACGATGTTAGTTATATTGATGAGATTCCAATTAGCTTTAACTTTTTAATATCGGACATACGTAATCCTGATAAAAAGAATGCAAGTTTTTCAAAAACAATTACGTTTCCTGGAACTAAGGATATTAATAAATTCTTTGAGTTAATATGGAAATCAAACATTAGTTTAAATTATTTCAATCCTAATAAGAAATGTGACATATATTATTATGTTAATTCGGTACTTCAGTTTAAAGGGGATTTACAACTAATAAAAATTAACGTTGATGATTCAAGCGGTGAGGTTGTTTATGAATGTAGTTGTAAAGGAACTATCGGAAACGTATTTACTAAGATAGGTGACAAGTTATTATCGAATCCTGAAGATACCTCGTTTACTAATTGTTTAAATTTTACTACTTATAATCACGACCTATCTATTGGAAACGTAATTAATAGCTGGGCCACATCAATACAAGTAGCTGGTTCGCCTGTTGCATTTGCTTTGGGTAATGGATATGTATATCCTCTTATAGATTATGGTAATAAAATAATGCCAACTTGGGCCAATACAAGTCCAGTTGCTGAAAGAGATTTTGATGTTAAATACTTTAGACCCGCTATATATAAGAAAACTATATTAGATAAAATATTTGCGGATGCTGGATATTCTTATACATCAACATTTTTTAATTCAACATTTTACAAAAGTCAAATCATTCCAACAAGTGGGGATAAGTTTGAAAAAACACCTCAACAATTAATAGATAATCAATTCTATGTAGGTAGGTCAAGTAATTTTATAGTAGGGCCTTATAATGCTGCATTTATTCCAGCTTCAAGTTCGTGGATACAATACACAGGAGCAGATAAGACTATTAAATTTAACGCTACATCTTCGCCTTATAATAACGCTGCGGGTAAATACAATTCATCAACTGGTAAATTTACAAATACTTATTCTGCAATTAAATATGTCAATTATAATATTGAAACGGTTATAAATTTAGATTTAGATATATCATATACAGGTTCGGGTTCGCCAACTTATGTAGCATTTACCAGTTTAAGTAATAATAGAAAAATATTTTATAATATAAAAGTTAATAATATAGTTGTTGCTTCTGAAGAATTTGAATTTAATCCTTGGGTTGCTTTTGATCCTAATGCTTTTTATCCTTTAAGTATCGCAAATATAGAAAAAAAAATATCTTTACCAGCATTTGCTTTATATGGAGGTTTAGATGTTAAGGTTGATATTGGTTGGAACTTAATATTTTCTTTTTATGATAATAGTTATAATTATGTAGGAGCTTCTGCAGCTCAAGTAACAGCAAAAGTTAAAAGTGCAAAAACATATTTTTCAGGTAATTATGTAAATACAAATATTGATGAAGATGATGCTGTTGATTTAAATAAAGTATTACCGATTAATATCAAACAAATAGATTGGTTAATGTCGGAGTTTAAATTGCATAATCTTTACATGGTCCAGGATAAGGATAATGAATATAATTATTTTATTGAAGATAGGGAGAACTTTTATACTGGCTCAGTAGACTGGTCCGATAAAAGAGATTACTCAATGAAACGTGAAGTATTGCCAATAGGTGAATTAGATTTTTTAAGATATGAATTAGCTTACAAAGAAGATGCCGATTATTATAATAATAAGTATCAAAATGATTATAAAGAAAGTTTCGGTAAACACATTGAATATGTCGATAATGATTTTATTACTCAAACAAAAGATGTAAGTGTAATTTATTCGGGAACTCCAATAGTTGGTAACTATGTAAATGGATTAGTAATACCAAAAATTTATAAAGTTGAATCGGGAAATGTTAGTCCAATACAATCAAATATAAGGTCTCTTTATTATGCTGGTATGATTAACTTAAATTATGGCAGTTGGAAATTGTGGTATAATAATGGTCTTTACTCAGGAGCAGCTTTTACTACTTATCCATTTGCTGGAGATTGTGATAACCCTTACAACCCTACACTTACATTAAATTGGGATACTCCACACGAAGTTTATTATACTTATCCTCAAGCGACTTATACTAATAACAATTTATACAATAGGTTTTATTCTCGAATGATAAATCAGTTAACTGATAAAAGTTCAAAAATAGAAAAAAGATATTATAATTTAACAGCATATGATATTAAAAACTTTGATTTTAGAAATGTAATTTTTGACGATGGTTATTACATAGTAAATGCCATTAAGGATTATAACTTTATGAAACCACAAAGTACAATGGTTGAGTTATTAAAATTAACTGATTATTCGGTTTTTGTTGCTGATAATAATATTGGTTTTAATGGAGGTGATGGAGACGGTGATAATAAAGTTTTATCACAAATGCAAAATTTAAGTTCAGCAAATGGAAGTAATAATAACTTTGGTTATAATAGTAATATAGTAGGGGGTGATGCAAACTATATAGCTTCAGGAGCAAATAGCGTTACTTTAACAAACTCAAATAATGTAGTTATAGAATCATCAGTAAGTAATTTTACAGGGGTTAATTTATCAAGTACAAGCACAATAACAAGCGATGGGATTAACTTAGCGGATGCCATTACAATAGATAATTCAAGTGGTTCTTATTTAGCAAAAGTAAACGCAAGTCAATTAGTAAAGAAGTCAATAACCATAACAGCGGATTATACCATTGATGGGAGTTGTACTTTCTTTTATGTAAGTGCTGTAGCTGGCAATGTAAAGATAACTATTGATCCGACTTTATTTATTGATTATGAGTTTACATTTTTTAGAACTGATGCAACTGCTAACTCAGTAAAGTTATACGGGGTGGCATCGGAAACATTAAACGGGGTGGCTTTACCACAAACAATAATAACAGGTCAATATTCAATAATAACAATTAAATCAAACACAACTAACATCTTTATAATATAATTATGGCACAGGAAAAAATAGGTTTTGACATAACAGTCAATGGAGTAGAAAGAACAATAACATCTTTTAAAGATTTAAAAAAAGCAACAAAAGATTTAAGAGATGAGCAACTTGTTATGTCGGCAAAGTTTGGGGATACATCTGAACAAGCAAAAAAAGTTGGTCAAAAATTAGCTGATTTAAAAGATAAGGTTGAGGACTTAAATGATTCAACTAAAAGTTTAAAAGGTAGTGGAGTTGAGAAACTAACATCTTCTTTTAGATTATTAGGCGAAGGTATTGGAACTTTTGATTTTGATAAAATTAAATTAGGATTCAAAGGTGTTGGTGCTGCAATGAGTGCTATTCCAATATTTTTAATTATAGAAGGTTTAAAGTTATTATATGAAAATTTTGATAAAGTAAAAGAAGTTGTTGCAAAATTAATTCCAGCATTAAAAGAAACTGTTAGTATTAAAAATGAATTAAATAATGCAAGTTTAGAAGGTGCAAAGAATGCGGCAATAGAAAAAAATAATTTAGATAATTTATATAAAGCATCTACTGACCAAACAAAATCACTTGAAGAAAGAAAAAAAGCACAAATAGCATTACAAGATAGTTATCCATTAACATTTAAAAACTTTAGCGATGAACAATTTGCTTTAGGTTTAGCCAAAAAAGGGTATGACGATTTATCTAAAAGTATTCTTGATTCTTCTATGCTTAAAGCAAAACAATCTTTACTTGATAAACAAGCTGTTGAATTTGCAGAGGGTGAACAAAAAAGATTAAATGAAATTACTGAAGCAAAAGAAAAATTAACAAGTGCTTCAAAAAAAGCAAATGTTTCTATTGATATAGAAAGTAAAACAAGGCAAGTTTTAACATCTGATTATGAAAACCAACAGTCAGTAATTGATGATTTAATAAAAGCAAATTCAGCTGAAGCAGAAGCATTTAAGAAAAAGAATGCTGATATATTAGGAGATTTAGCACAGCATCAAGAGGGGTCAAATAAATTAGATGCTGAACAAGCAGCAGCAAAAGAAAAGGCAGATAAACTATTAGCAGATAAACTATTAAATAATAATAAAAATTATGGTAAAAAAGCTGCTGAAGATAAATTTGCAGATGAAAAAAGGTTATTAGCGGACATAGAAAATGCAAAAGAGCAATCATATATAAAAACTTTAAAAAGTGAACAAACACAAGCTATTGCAAAAGCACAATTTGAAAATGATAAATTAATAGAAGATATAAATTTAAGCACAGCAAGTAAAGCAACAAAAAATCAAGCATTAGTTCAAGCTGAAATAACTTTACAAGATAATATAGCACAAATACAAAAAGACTATAAAATTAAAAAAGATAAAGAAGATGAAGCAGCTGAAGTTAAAAGACAAGCCGATGCTGATAAAGCCATAGCAATAATTGAAGCAGATGAAAAGAAAAAAATAGCTTTACAATTATCAAACTTAGAAAGTGGTTATCAGTTAGAATTAGAAAAAGATAAAACTAAAAATAGTATAAAATTACAAAATGTTGAAAAAGGTTCTGAAGAAGAAAAAGCAATATTAGAAAATGCATATCAAGAAAAATTAATTAAAGAAAAAGCACATCTAGAAGAAATTTATAAAATTAATATAGCCAATGCTGAATTATTAGGATTAAATACTACTGACCTTACAAATAAATATTTACAAGAAAAAGAAGCTTTAGAAAATGCTGCGAGGGATAAAAAAACTGAAGCGGATAAAAAAGCTGAAGCAGATGAAAAAAATAGAAAATCTAAATTATATAAAGATATTTTAGAAGCAGCAAAACTTATAGGTGAAAGTACTTTATTAATTCAAAAAACTCAATCTGATTTATACTATACAAAAGAAACTCAAAAAAATAATAAACTTTATAGAGATAAATTAAAAAATGTAGTACAAGGTTCTAAAGAAGAAAAAGCAATATTAGAACAAAAAGCAAAAGATGAAAAAGATTTAGCAAGGCAACAATTTGAAACACAAAAAAAATTCAATAGAGCAAGTGCAATATTAAATGGTATCTTAGGTATAGGTGCTGTTTTTGCAACTCCCGATCCAACCCTTGGAATAATTCAAGCATTAAGAGTAGGAGCTTTAGCTATATCAACAGCAGCAAACGTTGCTGCAATAAATGCTACACAATTTGATGAGGGTGGAGCTTCAGGGGGTGCAATACCAGCAGCAACAGATGCACCAACAACAAGTCAAGCTCCAGCAATATATGGACCAGGTCAAGGGCAATCAACTACGTTTAGTGGTAATCAAAATAATAACTTTGCTCCTGTTAAAGCATACGTTGTAGAAACTGAAAACCGAAGCACTACAAATCGAGTAAACAAATTAGTATCGGAATCCACTTATGGATAAACAATATTTAAAATTTAAACATTATTAGATTATGGAATTACCAATTAAGAAAGCAATAATAGATGTCGAAGATTCAGAGATGGGTTTAAAAACAGTTAGTTTAGTAAGTGATCCAGCAATTCAAATAAATTGGATTAAGTTCAACAAACAATCTGAAATCAAGTTAGCAATTCAAAACGAAGACAAAAGAATTATATTTACTCCCGTACTTATACCAAATCAATTAATTTATCGGAATATAGCGGGTGAGGAATTTAACTTGATGTTCGATAAAGAAACGATTGAATTAGTAGAACAAAAATGGGTTAAAGATAATTTATCAAGTGCTGTAGATATTGAGCATTCAAGTAAATTAATAGATGGGGTTACATTTTTTGAATCAGTATTATTAAACAATGAAAGATTTGCAACAGCTAAAGGGTTCGAAGGATTGCCAGAGGGAACTTGGTTTTTAACTGGCAAAGTTGAATCGGATGACGTATGGACAAAAATTAAGTCGGGTGAAGTTAATGGCGTTTCGATTGATGGGTTATTTAAAACTGCTGAAGTAAAAAAAGTAACTATGTCTGACGAACAAATAATAAAAATAATAAACAATTTAAAAACTTTAAACATTATTTAATTATGGAAACAAATGTTATCTCAAAAATTAAAGACTTTATCATTACTAAATTAAGTGTTGATGAACGTGTGGCCTTAGAAGGTCTTAATCCAGTTGCTGAAAAACCTACAATGCCAACTGACGAAAAGAAACCAAGTACTGAGCAAACTCCTGAAGTTAAAATGAAAGAAGCTAAAACAGTTGATGGATTAGTATTTGCTTATGATGGCGAATTAGTTATCGGAACTGCAATAATGGACATTACAAGTGGCACAGCTACTCCAATAATGGATGGTGAATACACAATGGAAGATGGCAACATCGTAACTATTGCAAGTGGAGTAGTAGCTGAGATAGCAAGTAAAGCAGAAGAAGCTCCTGAGTTACCTGAAGTGGTTGAATCAGAATTAAAATATCCTAAAGAAATGGATACTAAAATGAGTGCAATGCAAGTTTCTTTAGAAAGTCAAATATCTAGTTTGAAAAAACAAGTTGTTTTACTTAACAAAGTAGTAAACGAGATTTTAAACACACCAATACAAAATGAAACTAAAGTTTCTAAAAGTTGGGAAGAATTAAGTCCTTTAGAAAAATTTAGACTAACAAAATAATTAATAATTAATAACAATTTAAAACTAAAAAAATATGGCAATTTCCGCTACAATCGTTGATATCAGGGGCCTCGCAGTAACGCCCATCATTGAAGAAATACTCTTCGCGAATGATACTGTAAACAAAAACTTAGTAAGTTTAGCAACTGACATTAAGAGTGATACCATCTTTACTGAGAATGATAACACAGCTACAATGGCGGCATACTCTTCAGGAGCTCCAACTTCGGCTGGTACTTTTGGAATAGTAGATACAGCTATCACTCCAACTAAAATAATGTACTACCAAGAATTTGACCCGAACACTTTACGTTCTTCACGTTTCAACAGAAGCATGAAGCCAGGTGCATGGGAAATTGAATCAAGTGAATTTGGTTCTGTAGTATTAAAGTCTTATGGTAATTTAATTGCTGAAGATTTACAAAATAAGTTTTGGAATGGTGCAACAAGTGCTACACGTACTGCGGTTGCTGCTTTAACTCCAGGAGTTGGTCAAGGTTCAGTAGGTGCTGCGGAACAAACTTTAGTAGCATCAGGTTCAGCTACATTAATTGATGGAGTCGCCACCCGTATGATATATAATGGGGGAAATTTAGGAACTCGTGTTAAAGTTGCTGGAACTACTTTAGATTCTAGTAATATCGCTACCGAAATGGCAAAAGTGTACAACGCAATCCCTGCTCGTGTTTTATTTGGAACTGTTAAACCTTATATCTATTGTCCTTACAACGTAAAGCAATTTATAAATGTTTATAACATTACTGCTACTTATCGTGATTTATTTGCGGTAACTAATTTAGGCCAACCGACTGAAGCTTATTTTTACAATGGAGTTCAATTACAATTTGTACCATTAGCAAGTAACGTTTTAATCGCAGCTCGCCCAGACTACATTTTTTGGTGTACTGATCTAACAAGTGATATTAATAAGTTTGAAGTTAACAAAATTGCTTTCAACAGAGAAGATATGTTTGTAAAAAACATCATGACAATCTTCGCACACGTTGTGAATCAAGCAATGAATGTTCTTTACGTAGGATAAATTTAATGGAGGGGCAACCCTCCTTATTATAAACAATTAAAATTATAAAAAAATGGCGTGTGTATTAACATCAGGTTATACCTTTCTCGGATGTAAAGGTGGAGCTGGAGGAATAAAAAAAGTTTATCTAACTGAATTTGAAAACAACTCAGGAACTGGTTATACTTTTACAGCAACTGCTGGATTAGTTACAGCTTATACTTTAGCAACAGGCAAGAAGTACCGGGTATATTCTCTCGATAAGGAGATGTCGAACATGACTAGTCCGGGAACTTATACTCCAGGTTCAGGAACTATTTCTTATGAGCCACAAATCGATTTCACTATTAAAAAATTAACTACTGCAGTTATTCAAGAAATTCACTTAGTTGCTCAAAATGTTTTAACTATGATGGTTGAAGATATTAACGGTGATTATTGGTTATTTGGTAAGGATCAAGGAATGGATTTATTAACTTGGAGTTTAGAAAGTGGAACAGCACTTACTGATTTTAACGGGCAAAAACTTTCTTTTAAAGGTAAGGAGATAGCACCAATTTACAAAGTAACAGGTACTTTAATTGCTAACTTAATAGTTTAATAAGTAACTTTTTAAAGTTTAGCTCAGGCCCGTAAGCTTGAGCTTTTTTTTTAAATAACAATTTTGTATATTTAAACATTATTAAAGTAGTGATAACAATAAACAAAAATACTTCGAATACAGTTGTTTTAACACTTACTGAAAAATGTTTGTTAAACAGTCCTTATTTTTTATTTGAGTTTAAAAACGTTTCAACAAATACAAAGCAATTTATTATTCCTATTGACAACAGTACACAAAAGGATAGGTTTAATCAATTTACAATAGTAGAAACAACAACACCAACAATCCCTCAAATCAAGTTGACAGTAGGGGATTATGAATATACAATTTACGAACAAGCTAGTAGCTCGAACACAAATCCAGCGGGATTAAATGTAGTGGAATTAGGTTATGCAACTTGTTATGATTTAACTACAGTTACCTTTGCTGAATACCAAGGTGGCACAACAACTAATAAAGTTTATAATGGCTAGAAAATTAGAAGTATATAATGACATAATTACTATTAAGATGGATGTTAACCAACTTCCGACTTATAAAATAGATACAGCTGGTGAGTTTGTTAAGTGGGGTAAAGATAATAACTTCCCAAAAGAATTATTAAATTCTTACAACAATCATCCTGAGCATGCTGCTATTGTAAAAGGTAAAGCACGTTATCTTAGCGGATTAAAAATAGTGCCAAGTCAAGATTTACCACAAGTTCAACAATTTTTAGCCAAGGCAAATAGATTTGATTCATGGTATGAATTAAGAAAAAAATGTGATTCCGATAAAGCAATTTATGGAGGTTTCGCATGTCAAGTAACTACAAATTTAATAGGGCAACCGATTGAGTTTTACCATTTAGATATGGGTAAGATAAGACTAAGTGCAGATAATTGCGGAGTTTGGTATAGTGAAGATTGGACTGCTAAAAGTTATCATTTAAAAAAGACTTACTTTCCATTTTATAAAGAAGGTTTTATAGGTGCTTCAATTTACTATTCTAAGGACTTTACACCGTCTTTAAATGAATTAGATGGACTTTACCCTTCACCCGATTATTCAAGCGTTCTATTAGACATTAATACCGATATTGAGATTAGCAACTTTTTTCACTCTTTAGTAAAGAATGGATTTAGTGCTGGTCATATTATAACTTTTTTCTCGGGTAAATTAACACCTGAAGTTAAAGAAGATATCAAAGAACGTTTTCAAGAGAAACATCAAGGCACTCAAAATGCTGGCAAAGTAGTTTTATCATTCACTAATCCCGATGGCAAAGGAGCAGAAGTTGTAAATGTAACTCCAACAGGTTTAGCGGACCAATACGAAGCGTTAAATAAACGTAACCAACAAAAGATAATAACAGGGCATAACGTGCCGGGAGTATTGTTTAAAATAAAAACTGAGGGTACTTTAGGCGATCGTAACGAATTAGATTTAGCACACGAATTATTTATTAACGAATATGCTAAGATTGAACAAGTAGCTTTTAATAAGTTTATTGATAAAATGTTTAAACTCAAAACTGGTTTAGATATTACATTTGAAGTAGAACAAGTTCAGCCAATAGGCAAAGAACTTCCATTAGAAAATCAAAATGTTATCAATGCTTTAAATGCTAGAGATCCTAATATTGTAACGAATTATATTATTGAAAAATATGGATTAAAGATTGAAGCTGCAGAAATTGGTTTACCAAGTGCAACTGTAATACAAGAAGAAATACAAGTCAACGAACACCTTAAAAACTTAACAGGCCGACAAAGACAAAATTTATTTAATATAGCCAACAAGTTAAAGAAAGGTGATTATACAGCGGACCAGGCATTAATAATGATTAAAACAGGATTTGGATTAAGTGATGCGGATGCTTTAACGTTCTTAGGAATAGCTCAGGATGAAATGAATAATGAGGTTGTAAAAGTTCAACAATCAGCTGATAAAGAAAAAAGATTTATCGAATGGGTAAAAGCAAATGCTGTAGATGTAGATGATGATGACGAAATTATAGACCTTGAATATGTAAACTTTAAAGATTCAAAACAAGTTTTAAGATTCGAATTATCAAAACAAAAATTATACACAACCAATAGATTACAATTATCAGTTACTGATTTACGAAATGCAATACTTAATCAATTTAAAGGTAACCCATTTGCGAAACCTGAAGAACTTGCTAAGGCATTAAATGTAGATATTGAAAAAATAAATACTGAAATAACTTGGTTAGAGAAAAAGAAACTAGGTAGCTTTTTAGATGGAATATTTACACCAACTGAAAAAGGTTTAGATAAAGATACTGAAGATTACGATACTGAAATTTACACTGTTTATAAATACGATAAAAGACCTGATGTAAGTGGTCCAAAAAGATTACCAACAACAAGAGAATTCTGTTTACAAATGATGATTGAAACAAGTGGAAGAGAAACTGTTGACGGTAAGAATGTAGCACGAAGATTAACCTATGAACAAATAGATGCTTTTACCAACGAATTTGGGGAATCAGCTTGGGATTTTCGTGGAGGATTTTATAATGATGGAACTGAAACAACTCCTTGGTGCCGCCATATTTGGGTAGGTGAAACAAGAATAAAACGTAAAAAGAAATAAACATGGCAACACTTTGGATAGGTCAAGATTATTTAATTAGACATTCGGTTATTGACGATAATACCGAGTACGATAAGATAACACCAGTTATTGAATTAGTACAAGATAAATACATACTTCCTTTATTGGGAACGAGTTTATACAATACGATTGAAACTCACATCTTAGCTTATATAAATTCATCAACTACTATTCCTGCAGCTTACAAAACATTAATAGATAACTACATTTTAAAAATGATGGTTCACTATATAATGTATGAAAGCTCACCAACTTTTAAATTCCGATATGCTAACAAAGGCATAATGACAAATAGTAGTGATAACGGGCAACCAATACCTACTAATGACATGGAATATTTAATGAATATTTGGAAAACAAATGGCGAGATGTACGGAGATAGAATGATAAAATATTTAAACTATAATAACTCTACTTATCCTACTTATAACACAAATACAGGAGCTGATATATTCCCTGAACGAAATGCTTACGATGTTGATATTTATTTAGGGACTAGAATTTTAGGTAAAAAAGATTATAGTAATATACAAGATAACCGAGATAATCCTATATGGCAATAAGAAAAAAAACAAAGAGTGAAATAAAAAAGTACATTAAAAAAAATAAAAAAAAAATAGATGCTTACATTAAACAAATTGGTAATTGCGATAGAAAGTTATGCATCTGCTCACAAGCAGATTAAGAGCTGGTTCTTTGGTGATCCTTGGGATGAATTAAATGGAGGGCAATCTATTCATTATCCTATGTTGTTCGGTACTTTGCAACCTAATCGAATTAGTGGAACGAGTGATGTAACTGTGATTAGATTTTATATTTGTGATAAAAGCAAGAAAGGATTAAGAAATCAACTTGAGGTCTTATCGGACTGCAAACAAATATGTTTAGATACTTTAATTTATTTTAAACAATATCAATTCGATGAAATAATTAAGATAAATACTGAAGCAACTTTAACTGATTTTGTAGATGCTTTTAACGATGAGGTGGCGGGATGGTTTTTTGATATAGAATTTAGTGCAATATTTGAATGGGATGCATGTAGTATTCCGATAACAAATCCAACAGTTCAATAATTAATAATTTAAAAATATAAATAAAATGGTAAGTAAACGTACAATAACAAGACCCGCAAACACTACAGCTTATTCAATAGGCGATGTATTGTCAGGCGATACAATAGTAATTCCGATAGCAATAGATGCTGATTTAGGTAATTCAGTAATTGTAAACAGTTCGATAATAAGTTCTAACCCAGCTTCGACACCTTCTTTGACTTTGAATTTTTATTCAGAATCATTTACAGTTGCTGCTGATAATGCTGCTTTCGTTCCGACTGCTGCAAATCAAAAAAACTTTTTAGGTAAAATTAAACATACTAATTGGGCGGCAACAACTAATGAGAAAACCTCAACTAATGATATTAGCAAACCTATTTGTGTAGTACCTACTTTAAGTGCTGCTCATATTTTTTGTGTAGTAACTTTAGAAAGTACATATACACCAACAAGTGCTGAACAAATTACAATCGTTTTAAACATAGTTCAATAATGGATATCAGTAAGTTTAATAGTTTTTATTATGAAGCGGCATTTTCTGCTTCTGCTACAGCTTACTTTAATCAAGTAACTAGTAATGGCGGAAGTTTAACAAATGCTGAAAAAACTTATATCAATACTTTTATTAGTGCTTTAGGAACTGATTTTGCTGAGTTTGATAGGTTGTGGATTCATGGATTAAGTAATTCAGTAGCTGCTAGAACAAGTTTAGCAAACCCAACTAGCACAATGATAACAGCGGTTAATTCGCCTACATTCACAGCAAGTCAAGGTTATACAGGAAATGATGTTAATTCTTATCTTGAATCTAATTTTAACCCATCAATAGGAACTAATAAATACACAAGAAATTCATGTAGTTTTGGAGTTTATTCTTTAACTAATACAAATGAATTGGCTATTGATATTGGATTATATGATGGTAATTTTTCTCAAATAAGATTAAGAGAAGGCGGTTTCACTTATATAAATATAAATGATGCTGGTGCAACACAATCTATTACTAATGCATCTTCAACTTCTTTATTTTCAGCGGTTAGAACTTCTTCAACTATAAATAATATTTATAGAGCTGGTTCTTTGCTTAATACTTATACTATATCAAGTACAGGGTTGCCAAATATTACTTTTTATATGTTAGCAAGACATAATAATTATGGTGGAGGGTCTTCTGATTTTTCATCAAGAAAAATTAGTGCTTCTTTTATGGGTAGTGGAATAATAAATCAAGCTACTTTTTATACAGCATTACAAGCATTAGGAACTTCAATAGGATGGGCAATTTAATTATGAATACATTTTATAAAATATCAAAATTAGATGCTAACAAGGTTGGCAGTTTTGAATACGAAGTAGGTTATGAATTTAATCCATTTTGTAGCGAACAAGTTGATGGAACTTATTTAGTGAGTATTGATTTAGTTGAGCAATTAAAAGATAACGAAAATATTAAAAAAGTTGATTGGACTAAATTAGAAGCAATTAATTCTACTCAAATAAATACTAAAATTACAAATATATAATGACACAATTTGACATTCTCTTATGGCTGGTCTCGGGTTTGATAGCCATCTTATCTTTTATCGGAGCATTAGGGGTTAATGCTTTGATGAAGATGAGCAAAGACCTCAACGAAATTAAAACTATGGTAATGGTCCAGGATGTTAAGCACGATAGTTTAGAACGCAGAGTTGAACAATTAGAAGATAAGCAATGAAAAAATATACTATCGAAGAAATAAAAGCACAATATTTATTAAACAAATACAAATGGTTTAGTGATATTAATTTTGTTGGCATACGTTCAAATGCTGATTTGCCTAATGTATTCGATGACTTATTCGGAGTAATTAATAATAATAAAATAGAATGGTTTACTTGTACTACTAATCCTGGTGTTCATTGGTTAAAAAACTTATTAAATCCAAAAGGAGCAGCATTGTTAAAGCCAGCTCAATACGTTGATACGTGGAAAATAGGAATGCACCAAGGAAAGTATGAAGCGTTTTGTCAAGTAAAGCCAGTAACTGTTTATCGAGATAAAAACTTAAATGATAAAGCAGAAGAAAATCAAACTTTAGACACAGGATTATTTGGTATCAATATACACAGAGCGAATGAAAAATCAATATCTACAATAATAGATAAATGGAGTGCTGGTTGTCAAGTGCTGAATAATCCCGCAGACTTTAAAAAGATTTTAACTTTGGCTAAGGAATCAAAGAAATTAAACTTTACTTATACTTTATTAAAAGAATTTTAAAATGGACCAGGTTTCTATTATTGGCATAGTAGTCGCCTTAATAGGCGTACTCAAAGGAAAGGATGTTTGGGATTACTTTAAAAGTAGAAACGAACTAAAAGCATCAGGTAATAACAAAGTAATTACAATTTACGAAGATCAAATTAACGAATTAAAAAAGAGAATAGAATTATTGGAGCAAAGGATTGAGATGTTAATCGAAAAACTACAAAGTAAGATTACTAAAAGCAGAGGAAAAAAAGAATGAAAAATTTTATAAAACAAATCTTATCAGATGAAACGGGAACGATTTCGAGTAAACGAGTATGTGGAATTATATGTACTATTATGTTATGCAGCACTCTTTTTGCTAATCAATTTACGCCAGAACATATAAAGCCATCGGATACCTTAGTTGAATGTGTAACAGCATTAGCATTTGGTTGTTTAGGATTAACCACGATTGATAAATTTAGTACAAGAAAATGAAAAAAATAAAAGAGAATAAAGTTTTAATAATATTTATTACATCAATAATTTTGTGGGTTTGTTTTTTTTCACAATGTGTTAATTAATATACCTGATAAGTTTGTCATGTTCAATAAATCAATTATTTTGTGCATAATAACATTATGTGTTCATTTACTAATTGTTTGGTTTCTTTATTCTCCTTACAACGAAATCGGTATAATTAAAAACTTTAG